AAAGTTGTAGCACAGTTAAAAGAAATGGGAGCATACTACTTTTATCCCGTGACTGGTGGTTACGGCTTTAGTGGTGTGCCTGATATAGTTGGATGCTACAAAGGCATCTTCTTTGGTATCGAATGTAAATTAGGTAGCAACAAACCTACGGCATTACAAGATAAGAACTTAACAGATATTAGAAATCAAAAAGGTATTGCAGTAGTTATCAACGAAAAGAACATAGATTGTGTGAAGTCTATTTTTGATAATTATTACAATGGGGTTAAGCAGTGAGAGACTCCTTAGTGTATTCATGGCATATATCCACTGCAACAAGGGGAGTTCGTCTCCAACCTCAAAAAAGAACTTTGACCTTGTCGTAGAAGTACGTACTACTAGACCCCCTCCTACAAGGGGGCACCAAATTTATAGGAGGATAAAATGGCTGTAAGATGGAAAGATGATTTATGTCCTAGTTGTAAAACATATATATGTTTCACCGATGGATATGCAGTATGCAAAACTTGTAAACTATCGGTAGACAACACACACGAAGAAGAACAATTAGAATTACCATTAGATTTTGAACGTTCTGAGAATCATGTTAGGAGAAAAGATGAAGAAGAATAAGCAGGACCGTAGTGATCTGTTACGTGAAGCAGTGAGCCTTACTGACGGAGACAGACGCAAAGACTATGGCGATCCCGTTGAAAACCATCAACACATAGCTGACATATTTAATGCGATAACGGGGCGAGACTTATCTGCTCGTGAGATCGTGTTGGTGCATGAGGCTACAAAACTGGCTCGAAGACAAAGGAGTCCGAAGAAGAAAGATCACTATGTCGATAACATGGCTTACGTTGGTATTGAATATGAATGCGTTATGGCAGAGGAAGATTAATGGATTTAATTACGTTAGACTTTGAGACTTACTATAGTAAAGAATATTCATTAGGTAAGTTAACTACTGAGGAGTATATCCGTGACTCAAGGTTTGAGGTCATTGGTATAGGCATTAAACTTAACAATCAAGGAACGGAATGGGCAAGTGGAACACACGAAGAACTTAAAAAATACTTACAAACATTCGATTGGGAGAAGTCTATGGTGCTTGCTCACAATACTATGTTTGACGGTGCTATTCTTAATTGGATCTTTGATATTAGTCCTAGGGTGTATACCGATACTTTGTGTATCTCCCGTGGTGTTCACGGGGTGGAAAATAGCAGTAGTCTCAAGGCATTGGCTGAAAATTATGGTATCGGAGCAAAAGGCACGGAGGTCATACAAGCGATCGGCAAGAGGCGAGAGGACTTTACGCAGAGTGAATTAGCAGATTACGGCGACTATTGTATAAATGACGTAGACTTGACGTATAAACTATTTACAATTATGGGTCGTGGGTTTCCGAAGAAAGAGTTTAAGTTGATAGATGCAACACTACGTATGTTTGTAGAACCCGTCTTAGATCTTGACCTAGCAATGTTGGAACAACACCTTACAGAAACACGTGACAGTAAGGATGAACTGCTGGAAGCGTCAGGTGTGACTAAAGAAGATTTGATGAGTAACCCTAAGTTTGCAGAGGTTCTTAAATCTATTGGTGTTGAGCCACCCACAAAGATAAGTCCTACCACTGGTAAAGAAACATTTGCTTTTGCTAAATCTGATGAAGAGTTTAAAGCATTAGAAACTCACCCCGATGAAAAGGTACAAACATTAGTCACTGCAAGGTTAGGAACTAAATCTACATTAGAAGAAACAAGAACGCAGAGGTTTATAGACATAGCCAAACGTGGTCTCCTGCCAGTTCCAGTCAAATATTACGCAGCCCACACAGGCAGATGGGGTGGAGATGATAAGATAAATTTACAGAACTTACCAAGCAGAGGTGTCAATGGTAAGAAACTTAAACGAAGTATTATCGCACCTGAAGGACATACAATCATAGATGCTGACTCCTCACAGATAGAGGCTAGAGTATTGGCTTGGCTTGCTGAGCAAGATGATTTAACTGAGGCATTTACCAACGGTGAAGATGTTTATGTTAAGATGGCATCACGTATTTATGGTAAAGCAGAAGAAGATATAACAAAAGATGAGAGGTTTGTCGGTAAGACAACCATCTTAGGTGCTGGCTATGGTATGGGTGCATTGAAGTTTCAAGCACAGTTAAAGACGTTTGGGTTTGATATGAAGATAGAGGAAGCACGGAGGGTTATAAAAATTTATCGTGAGGCTAATTGGAAGATAAACAAGTTATGGCGTGATGCACAACAGATTCTCGTTTCGTTAAATCGTAATGATATGCCGTTTAGTCTTGGTAGAGGTCGAGTGCTACGAACTGTACCCGAAGAAAATGCTATACGACTGCCGTCGGGATTGCTTATGCGATACGAGGATTTAGATTATGAAACGGGTGAAATGGGTGAAGAGTTTAGTTATCAAACTAGACGAGGTCGCACTAGAATATATGGTGGAAAAGTGGTAGAGAATGTATGTCAAGCTATAGCCCGTTGTATAATTGGAGAACAGATGTTACTTATAAACAAGAAGCACCGTGTCGTGTTAACAGTACATGACTCAATAGCAGCATGCGTAAAAGATGAGGAAGTAGAAGACGCACAAACATATATAGAGGAATGTATGCGTTGGACACCCGAGTGGGCAGATGGTCTGCCTATAAACTGTGAATCGGGCACGGGTAAAACATATGGAGATTGTGAGTGAGCATATCGCCTTGGTCATATAGTAGAATAAAATCTTTTGAGCAGTGTCCCAAACAGTTCTATCATTTAAAAATAGCGAAAGATTATAAAGAACAATATACCGATGCTATGCGTTATGGTACAGATGCTCATGCCGTTGCTGAAGATTTCATCAACGATGACAAGCCGATACCTAAGAAGTTTAATTTTATGAAACCAGTTCTTGAGGCTCTAAAAGCTAGAGATGGTGAGAAACATTGTGAGATGAAGATGGGACTCACACAGGACCTAGAGCCGTGTAGCTTCACGTCAAAACAAGTTTGGTGGCGTGGCATAGTCGATCTGGTGATTATCAACGGTGAGAAAGCATGGATCGTAGATTACAAAACAAGTAAGTCAGCGAAGTATGCAGACAAAGGTCAATTAGAATTAATGGCACTTGCTACTTTTAAATTTTTCCCTAAAATAAAAACTATTAATGCAGGGTTATTGTTCGTTGTATCTAATAATTTTATAAAGCAAACTTATACAGACGATATGATCCCTGCATTATGGAAGAAATGGCTTGATAACTATGAACGCATGAAGGTAGCACATAGTAATAATGTTTGGAACGCTCACCCAAGTGGGTTGTGTAAAAGACATTGTGTTGTGCTCGAGTGCATACATAACGGGAGCAACTAATGGCTTATACTAAATCACCAAGACCTTACAAAAAAGAATACAAGAAACAAAAAGAAAGAAACGAACACCCTAACCGTATGGAAAGGCAGAAAGCAAGACGTGCCCTAGACAAAAAGGGTGTTAAGCGAAAAGGCAAAGACGTTAGCCACAAAAAAATGTTAAGCAAAGGTGGTAGTAACAAAGACGGTTATTTTCTAGAGAGTCCGTCAAAAAACAGAAGTAGAAACGGAAAGAAGAAAAAAAAGGCTTGATTTAAAGCCCGTACAGCCACGAAACGAAAGTCCCGTGTGTGATTGTACCCTAGAAAAACGACGAAAAACGCAGATTTTATCTGTTGCAACAAGGAGAATACATTGGAAGTACTACAACAGAAGTATACCTTTTCGGGTAAACATAAACCATTTAAACACCAACGTAAGACAGCATTATTTTTCACACAACATAAGAAGTCCTTTTGTTTTAATGAACAAGGCACAGGTAAGACTGCCAGTGCAATATGGGCATCAGATTTCTTGATACAACAAGGTAAAGTAAATCGTGTCCTAGTTATATGCCCTTTATCTATCATGGACAGTGCTTGGCGAAACGATCTGTTTGATTTTGCTCCACACAGAACTGTTGCTGTAGCACATGGCGAAGCCAAGAAAAGAAAATCAATAATAGAACAGAACACCGACTATGTGATTATTAACTATGATGGCGTAGAGATAGTATCTGAGCCTATAAAGAATGGTGGGTTTGATTTAATAATTGTAGATGAGGCTACACATTATAAAAATGCACAGACCCGACGTTGGAAAACATTAAACAAATTATTACGTGACAACACGTGGCTGTGGATGATGACAGGCACGCCTGCGGCCCAAAGCCCAGTAGACGCATACGGGTTAGCAAAGATGGTCAACCCTACGGCAGTTCCAAGATACGGCAGTACATTTAGAGATATGGTTATGACAAAGATAACTAACTTTAAGTGGATACCAAAAGCAAATGCTACAAACACAGTGCATAGAGTATTGCAACCAGCAATCAGATTTACTAAAGACGAATGTCTTGACTTGCCAAGCATGACATATGTAAAGAGAGCCGTAGAACTTACTCGCCAACAAAAGAAATATTACGAACAATTAAGAAAAAAACTTATACTTGATATTACGGGTGAGCAAGTCACTGCTGTAAATGCGGCTGTAGGTATGAACAAGTTACTACAAATATCTGCAGGTGCAGTATACACAGATAATGGTGAGACACTTGAGTTTGATATTAAGCACAGATACAAAGTATTAAAAGAAGTCATTGACGAATCTAGCCAAAAAGTTCTTGTCTTTGTTCCGTTTAGACACGCCATAAGTATACTAACGGATAAATTACGCAGTGATGGTATACCCACCGAGGTTATCCAGGGAAACGTGGGTGCATCAGCACGTACAAACATCTTTAAACAGTTTCAAGAAGCATCAAGCCCACGGGTTTTGGTAATACAGCCAGCCTCTGCGGCACATGGTGTTACGTTAACAGCGGCTAATACTGTAGTGTGGTGGTCCCCCGTCAGTTCATTAGAAACTTATGCACAAGCAAATGCACGTGTACACAGGTCTGGACAAAAGCACAAGTGCACTGTCGTCCAGTTACAAGGTTCTGACGCAGAAAAACACGTTTACAGACTATTAGATAGTAGAATAAACATTCACACAAAAATTACCGATCTTTACAAAGAAATACTTGACTAAGTAATATATAGTCACTATATATAATGTATCAGTATCATAAGGGAGAATAATATGGCTGAAGACGACAAGGTGTCGGTAGATAAGTTGACTGGGGCGTTTATAAAAATAAGAAACGCACGTGCTGTTTTGTCTGCTGAGTTTAGAGAAAAGGATGCTAAGCTTGTTGCACAACAAGATAAGCTCCGACAAGGACTACTCGACTATTGCACAGAGCAAAACGTTGAGAGTGCAAGAACTTCTGAGGGATCGTTCTTTAGAACGACTAAGACAAAGTTTTGGACAAGTGATTGGGAATCTATGTATGAGTTTATCATGGAGAATAAAGTGCCCGAGTTCTTTGACAAGCGTCTTAATCAGACTAATATAAAACAGTTCCTCGAAGAGAACCCCGATCTGATGCCCAAAGGGTTGAATCAAGATACGGAATATTCAATAGTAGTGAGGAAAAAATGACTAGAAAATACGTACCAATCGAAGATGTGGCGAAATACTTCTCTGTCTCCATATCAACAATCCGTGCATGGGTTCGTCAACAAGACATACCACAAGACACTTACATAAAAGTAGGTAGTACTTATAGGTTTTGTATTGAAGACGTTGCAGATGCACTAACTAAAGCAGAGAAGAAAAAAGAGGAGCCCGTGCTTATGGAAGCAGGTGCTGTAAATTTTGATGATGACATGTAAGGGAGATTTAGAATGTCGAATAGTTTAACTATGAATTATAATATTAATAATGTAGAGGCAATGTGGCCTAGGATAAACCGTACTTACAAGTACGATACAGTTGAACAAAGGTCTGTTCCTTGTAATCCGACTGATGAAGGTTCTGCATATACGTTGCAGTTTCGCATGACGGAAGAACAAGCAAAGGCTTTATATAAGCATATGAAGTTAGCTTATGACTCAAAGAAAGAAGCAAATTGGCCTGCAAAGTTTAATATGCCATTTAAAAAAGACGAAGATGGTTCATATACTCACAAGGCTAAATTAAAAGGTTCTTATGATAATGAGCCTACAAGAAAACCTGCACACTACGACGCAAAAGGTGCCAAGTTACCCGAAGATTTTATGTTGACTAACGGCAGTATAATCAACGTGGCTATAGTTTGTGTACCGTATAATGTACGTGATAACGGCGTATCACTAAGATTAAAAGCAGTACAAGTTGTTGATCTTAAACCTATGAAAGAAGATAATCCGTTTGACGTTGTTGATGGCTTTGAGGCAGAAGCAAAAACTGATGATAATCCGTTTGACGAAGAACCCGTACAAGAACCTAAGAAAGTAGCTAAGAAATCCGCTCCTGCACCAAAAGAAGACGCAGAGGATTTAGCATCTATAGTTGATAACTGGGACGACTAGTCTCTAACTGATCTGCTCTAATTTTATCCTTACTAGTTAGTTAGGGCAGTAGCCATCACTCTTTGTTGAGGGGGAGTGGTGGCGATTAACTATATGGTGGGTGCTATGGAAACAGATATATTTTTGGGGAGTGTGCTCGCAGATGATGGTCTGTATAGTTTGTTGGCACTGCGTTCTAGCGATAATGGTAGAGTGCAAAAGTTCTATCCTACGATAGGACATTTGATTGACGGAGCCGTCGCCTTTGATGAGAAAGGCTATGACTCTTATTTTGGCTTGGCTACATATGATAAAGACGGGTCTAGAAAAGCAGACAATGTAAAAGAACTTAAATCATTTTTTCTTGATTTAGATTGTGGTCCAAGTAAGGACTACGCTAATCAAGGCGACGCTATAGTCGCACTACGTAGATTCTGTAAAGAATTAAAATTACCTAAACCCTTGACTATAAACTCGGGTAGAGGTGTGCATGTTTACTGGGGCTTGACTGAAAGTGTGGGTAAAGAAAATTGGCTACCCGTAGCCACCCGCCTTAAAGCTCTTTGTGCAAAGCATAACTTGTTAGCAGACGTGGCTGTAACAGCGGATGTGTGTCGTGTACTTAGAGTACCTAAGACGCATAATCATAAGACTGATCCTCCTACAGAGGTAACGTTCTTTGGATTTGATGCACCTCCACTAGTAGATTTCGACGAGTTTGCTGAATTACTTGGTGACGCTCCGATAGAGATACCTAAGAAGTATGTGCCTAGTGAGAGCAATTTTCCAAACGATAAGGAGAGTGTGTTCCTAGATATTATAAATAAAACAAAGGCAGGTAAA